GATTGTTGGATAAACGGATGAAAAGAATTCTTCGGCAACTGTTGTTGGAACGAACGCAAATTCGTCAAGAAAAATGCAATTGTGTACTAATATATTATTAGCAAAGAATGAATGAGTATCTGTTACTTCAAGTAAATCATAAACATGAGAATCATCATGATTAATAATATCAACTAAATGTAATATATTATTACTACTAATGATCTCATGATTTTTATTTAATTTTTTAGCTTCAATGAAGCCATCATTAGTTGCTATTTTATGATCTTCTGTACAAATTAATTCAGAATTATTATCGAATACTAATTTTATTGTTGCTCTATTATGTGTTTTTGAGATTCCTTTAAAACTTTTAAATCCATCTGCTGTGAGAACTTCCCATCTATTAATTTTTTTCCTTTGTTCCTCAGTATTTCTAGACGAATTAGAATAAAAATCTTCTATCGAAATATTATAGATTTCACCAGTCAAATTATCTTTTATTGTTATTATACTTGTTCCAGAAATACAATTATACGAACCACCACGAATAGCAGATGATGAAGTTGCTGCTGCAACAATTTTAGAACCATTCTCTAGCTGTATGGAGCCTTTGTTCCATTCTAGAATACCTTGCTGAAGCCACCAAGGCAAATGCTCATACGCCTCTCTAATGCGTGATAAAATTTCTCTTGCAGTGTTGAGTTTATTTGCTAGAATAGCAATACTCATATTCTGATTAAATAATGCTTTATGTAAAAGATAACAACAACCTACGGTCGTTGTATTATGTGTTGGTATCATCCAAGTACCGAATAAAAACATATGAGAGTTATCATCGACTTGAATACATGCTGTATGAACAGAATCTACTTTTTCAATTTTATGAATATGAATTCTACTATTTGCTTTTTTTATATTTTTATCGTTTCCAACATTTTTAAGTTTTCTTGCTAAATTAAAAACTTGTTCTGATGTGGTAAAAGAGATTGTTATATATTTTCTATCATTAATTATTTTAATACGTTTTCTGCATTTTATACCAAGAGAACTAATTAATTCTATGAAGTTATCAACTAATACTGAATCTTTTTGATAAAATTCATATGATCGTGTATTCTTTTTAATGGACCCATCCGTATCCATCAAACCTCTTAATAATTGTAATCTTTGTTCTCTTGAAGATCTCAAATAAATTTGGGGTATGTGTTTATTTTTTAATAAATTTAATTTATTTAAATTTGTATGTAAATTTTCTATCGTAGCAACTATACAATTATTTTCGATTCTTTGCGATTTTATTTTAAAATTAGTTCCATTTTTATATTCATCAAAATCATTTTTATGTGAAATAATTCTACCAGAGCTGCTATAACCATCACCTAACCATAAACCTAAAATATAAGGATCTATTGGTAAATCTTGATATGGCAGTTCCAAACACTCTTGGATATCAATATGATATCCAACTATAAATCCATTCCCTCTAGTATTTGGTTTAATTTTTTGATACTTATCAAATATTTCTAATGTATTTAAAATATATTCTTTTCCTCGTTTACTTTTAACCTTCCATAAATGGTTGGCATCTGCTGTTACAACTTCACCATTGTCAAAATAAATTTTGTAACAATCATGATCTGTAAATATTTCAGATTTAAAATTTACTTTTGTTAATTTACCATTCGAGGAAAAGATTTCATCACCAACCTGAATATCACCCATCGTAGTCCATCCATTTTTGGTTGGAATTATGGTATCAAGTGATAAAGCTTTGCCTGACTGACGCGCTAATTTACCAATAACGAAACGATTATTACAAAGTTTTTCGACTAGACGTTCTTGATAATCATACAAATCAAATTGAGTGACACCTTTATCTAGAGTCACGACTTTGACATATTTTTTAGCAAAATATATTGGATCTTTTGCACATTTGATATATTCTTCGACTTGTTCTTGTGTGAATTCAATCTTAACCCCTGCTGGTTTAAGATTTTTATTACCAAGATATCCCGGACCTCTACTCTGTTTGATCGCCATCTTTATTCTGTGCTCTTTCTTTATTAATTAAATTCTGTAAATCTGTCGTAGAGCCAACATAAATTGAATTATTTGTTATATTTGTAATTTTTTCTTTTTGAATATTAGCATTTTTTTCATGCATACCAATAAGATCTTTATTGACATCAGATATAGTTTTTATTAATAAAGCAGCAACCTCATAGGCTCTTGGTGAATCACTAGCCTCCGCAACTTTCATGATGCCATCCAAAGCATTCATTCCATTGCTAAGAAGTTCTTTCATATTGCTTCTTGCCATGGAAAAATCTACATCAAGTTTTTCAGCCTTTATCTTTTTAACTTCGGCTTTTATCTCTTTTGATGGTAGTTCTGCTTTATCGTAAAAAACATCTAATGCTTTTGATATCTTTTCGATTGGTTCATCATCAGGGGTTTTCATAGTAAGTTATTCCACTCAATGTAGAAGAATCTCCTGTATATCCAACATCGAATATCTTTATAGATTCTGCTACAGTGTTTTGTCCATCATATAGACGTATATTTGCATCTTCGATAAGAACAGTTGAAGATTCTTTAATGGGACCATAGACATAAGTTTTAACTGTAAAATCAAATACGCTATTCACAGTTCTTCTTGTATCAAAATCACCCTCATAATCTTCAACAGTATTTAAGCTATTAAGAACAATAGGAACATCCACTTTTTGATTAAGTGGATTCATATTTAATGTTACTGTAAAATCGGGAGCAAAATATGGTAAAATTTGCTCTATTATCTGTAAATTATCATCAAGATTTCTAGAAAATAAATAAAGACCAAAGTTGATATTATATGGTACTTCAATAAAACTACTAGTAATCACACCATCAATAGTTGAAACTTTTTGGTTGAGTCTATTTAATTTTCTTTGAGAGTCATATAAAAACCCAGTAATTTCAAATCCCATTCTGGGCAAATTCATTCTTGTATGGGTTTCTTCTGATAAAGATGTTTCTGATTTAAGCCGCTGAACAAATTTTTCTTTTGGTGAATAAATTAAAGGAACTCTAGAGGTTTCTATAACATTACCTGAATTATCTGTTCTATTAAAATAAATTTGATTGAATAGAGAACCAAAAGCAACAACAGTCTTTCGTATAGATTTATTGTAAAATGGTTCTAATTTAGTAAACATTAATATTTGCCTTCTGAGAACGGATCAGTTTCTGTAAAGTCAAAAAGATCATTATCATTTTGATCTATATCAAGTTCTTTATTATCACCACCGGATTCAAGAATCTTCGGATCTTTAGTAACATTAACAGTAGTATCATCAATTGCAGTCACATAATATTTAACAGTCTTTGTTTTATCCAATACTGTTTGTGTAGATGCACCAAGTTGTAATGTACCATCTTCATCGGAAACATAAACATATTTTGTTGCGCCACCAATAAAATCAGCAACAACTGCTGTATATGTGGCATCCACATAATCTCCATTCGTGACACCAGCAACTTGATATACAATATCTCCAACCTTAAATACAGTTGAAGATGATGCAGAATCACCGAGAGTAATTCTTGAAAGATACATTTTTCTCTTAGTTTCAACTTCGTCCACTTCGGTAATTCCTGTATCGATAGTTTCGTTTGAGTAGCTGAACAATTCACACTTAAGAGTAAATGTTGTTAATGCTCCAAATTGATAAAAAGGAATCTCATCTTCAACAAGATTAATTTCAAAAAGATGTTTTGAAAGAGGAAAATAGATCAAATCACCTTCTCTGGGTTTAAATATATCAGAATTTTTTGTATATACTTCTTGTCTAAATCTAGTGATTGAAACTTGTAAGTCTAATTTATCAGTAATATCAAGACCAAATTTTGTAGCAACATCTTTTTGACCTTGGAATTTGATAACATCCATGACATACATTTCAATCAAATAAGCCTGTTTAAATTGAGATAAAATATCTTCTCCGAATATTCTATCCAATTTAACATATTCTCTAGGGATATAATAAACATCACGGCCAGTAGCCTTGATTGTCTCAACTGTTAGATCATCCAACAGTCGTTGTTCGTTTCTAAAATCTCCAAAGTATGGATTTATTGCCATATTAACCTACAAAAAATTCTGGTGGATATTCGTGAGATTGAATTAATTCGTTTTCTATTTGGGCAATTTCACCAGAAGCTTCTGAATATATCTGCCCACCCTTCATACTTATACCACCAGGTAATTGAACTCCATCATATTTTGCCATATTTGCTCCCCATTGTCTTTTTATGAGAGCAGTAACATATTTTTTAAGAATTCTATCATTATAAATTTTATTATATTGTTCTGGATCTATTATTACATAGGTTTGAAGAATTATATAATCCCCTGGATTTATAACAGATAAATCTCCATGTATATGAATTCTTCCAGTAACCTTGCTAAAACTGAGTGCTTTTTCTGGTTGAAAGAAATCTTCTATGAGTTTAATATATCTTTTGGTAGAATCGTATGCAGCCAGACCCATTGCATGACCATTACCAACAGAAGTATTTACGCCAAAGTAATCTACTAGAGCCAATTGATATTTAAGATCAAACATATCAACATTGGCAAAGTTTCCGAACTGGAATAACTTAACCACCGATAAAATATCATTACCATCAGGGCCATCACCACCAGGTCCATTTGTTGGGCCTATATTTGCAACATTAATATACTTATTGGCTATATCTTGTGCAGTTATTTGATATCTGAAGAATGCTTTTTCAGCACCATCAAAGTGATATTCAGCAAAAAATTGTAAAGCTTCATCTAATCTGTCTTGACATTGGGAATCATCCACGTTAATTGTTATAACGGGATGGCCTAGTGCTCTGAGAGCATATTCGATGATACTTTCTCTTGAATTTGGTCCAGCCATTAAAAACTCCTTATTTATTTATAAGGAGTTTCTATTTTCATTTAGGTGGTTGTGTCTGTTTAGACTCATGTATCGTTACTGGAATTTGTTGAATTTCGTTATAAGATACTTTATTTTCTATAAACGATCGTCTAGTAACTGGCTCAACACCCTCATCTTCTTTTGAATGTTGAT